TATAAACTATAAATTATGGAGGCAGATAAAGATGAAAAAATATTATAAATTACAAGGAGTTATTAACTCAGTACCTTATTCTACAAGAAAGAAGTTTGCAACAAGAGAACAAGCATTTAACTATATGTGTAGCAAACTTAATGCATTTGCATATCTACAAGATGAATATGCTAGAGAAAAACATGTAATTGAATATAAGTTTAATGAAACTACAAGATTCGTCATCAGTAGAGTATTAGCATAAGGTAAAATTTTTACTAAGAAATGAAATTGAGGTGTTTTACATTAGTAAACCTTTTGACCTCATAAAAACTCAAAATGGATATATTGCGGAGTGTAGCAGTGGTAGCTTTTCGGGCTCATAACCCGAAGGTCGACGGTTCGAGTCCGTCCTCCGCATCCAAAAATATTATAAGAGGTGACACATAATTTATGTACAGAAATGAAAACTTAAAACAACGTACTCTTTAATTTATTTTATAGAGAGGAGTGAGTTTTCATTATGTTTAAATTTTTAAAATCTCTTGCAAATTTAATGATGTTAGTATTTTTATCTAATATTAATAATCAAGCTTAAAAGCTTAGAATGCTCTCTTAGTTTAGTAGGTAAAACAAGACAATGGTAATGTCTAGTCCTTGGTTCGATTCCAAGTTAGAGCACCAGTTTAAAGACAGTTTTATTATTTTGGCGGCTTGGTGAACTAGTGAACACACCGGACTTTCACTCCAGGATGGAGGGGGCGGAACCCTTAGCCGTCACCATTTTAATTTAATAGGTTCAATTCTTAAATCCGAAACCAAATATTGTACTAAATTAAATGTAAGATAAAAAGGAGAATGTTTATGAATACATTTAATTATGAGAATATTTATTTATGTGAATGTGGTAAAAAATTCTATAATTCACAAAGTTTTAATGGACATAAAGGTCATTGTAAAATTCATATGTTAGCTAAATATGGAAATACTATCAAATTAGATGAACGTAGAACTAACTTAATAGACCAATGTAATAAGAATAGAGAAAATAAAAAATTAGAACTTATTGAAGTTAATAAAAGTAAGATTCAAGAATGAATCTCAGAACAACACACATGTGAAAAATGTGGAAAAGTTATGACTGAAAAATTTGGATCAGGTAGATTCTGTTCTAGATCTTGTGCTAATTCAAGAGAAAGATCTGAAGAAGTAAAAGAGAAGATACGTAAATCAGTTATTGAGTCAGATTATAATATTGAAATCAAAAAATCCAAAAAAGTATCTTTCTGTAAAGAATGTGGAAAATTAATTGGAAACTATACAAAAACAGGATTATGTTCTTATTGTCTTTATCATACAGATTATGGAAAAAGTATTAAAGTAAAAACTCCTGGAGGTTATAGAAAAGGTTCAGGTTTAGGTAAACATGGTTGATATAAAGGTTATTATTGTGATAGTTCTTGAGAATTAGCATATGTAATATATAATCTTGAACATAATATTCCTTTTATTAGAAACAAACAAGGATTTGAGTATACTTTTAAGGATGAGACTTTAAAATATTTCCCAGATTTTATAGAAGATGGTAAATATGTAGAAATTAAGGGTTATTCTTCTGATAAATGAAAAGCAAAGATAGAACAATTCAAATATCCAATAAAAGTAATAACTTACACTGAAATTAAACCATATTTAGATTATGTTATTGAAAAATATGGTAAAGATTTTATTCAGTTATATGAATAGTTATATAGGTGTTTAAATAACACCATTATGGGGCATTAGCTCAGTTGGTTAGAGCGACTGACTGTTAATCAGTAGGTCATAGGTTCAAGTCCTATCTAGTCCACCAATTAAATAACGCTAGATGATGGAATTGGCATACATAACGGACTTAAAATCCGTCGCCTTTACAGGATTAAGGGTTCAAATCCCTTTCTAGCGACCATAATTGCCCGAATGGTGAAATTTCGGTAGACACACAAGTTTTAGGCACTTGCGCTTAATAGCATAAGAGTTCAAATCTCTTTTCGGGCACCAAAATAAAAAAAGACGTAGTTGTGTGAGAACGGATTCTACGGATAATAAATGAATATTTATTAGCGCACGTCTTAAAGACGACAAGATCAAAGGTCATAATACTGCGAAAGCGGGGGTTATGGATAATAAGTTTAGCTTATTAGTGAGTCTCTATTGAGAACAAAGACAAAGGTTATAATAACAAAGTCTAAAACTATTCGAGTTATAGGAATAGCCGTAGCGGAAGGATGCGAGTTCCGGAGCCTTGCGTGGTAGTCGGTAAAATGTGGTTGAACTTGACAAAATGACAAATTAAGCACTATGGCATCTCCCTGCTTGGTTCCAAGTATACTTGCAAAAGTCTCCCTAGTTTATTGTCAAACTAGACATCATCGGATGATAATTGATTTGGATTTAACAATAGGTTATTTTTACTATTAATTAGACAAAGCCGTTTGTTCGCCTTACTTTGTGGCGAGGGATTCTTTCACCTATTTAAGCAAGGATGTAAAATTTTGGATAGCATTTTGCTATGCCATTGAAGGCACCGTATGGTGTGGTTAGGCGGAGACAATCGGTCTTTTTAAAAAAGAATAAGGAACTGTGTTCTAGGTATAAGCACGATATTCTTGTTTATATAACATTACTTGATTCTTATAGGAAGTGGCCATTTACTATTTCTTGCAAGTAATATTAATTTTAAAATATGGGTTATTAGTTCAAAGGTCAGAACAATCGGCTGTTAACCGATAGATAATGGTTCAAGTCCATTATTTCCCGCCATAAACGGAGCTTTAGCAAAGTTGGTCTATGCAGTGGTCTGAAGAACCACGGATCTTGGTTCGAATCCAAGAGGTTCCACCATATACATCCTTAGTTCAACTGGATAGAACATAGGCCTTCTAAGCCTACGATCCGAGTTCGAGTCTTGGAGGGTGTGCCAAATTAATATGCAGGTGTAGGACAATGGTAGAACCACATCTAATTATATGCAGCATTAGTTTAACAGTAGAACCTCTGCCTTCCAAGCAGACGGCACCGGGGCAGCACCGGTATGCTGCTCCATATATTATATCATCAAGTAGTTTAAAACAGTTCGATTTTTACGCTAAATTATATGGAGATGATATAATGAATTATTTATATAAATGTTTAAAATGTAACAAAGAAGTATTTGTCAAATTTGGTTCAGGAAAATTCTGTTCACGAAAATGTTCCAACTCTAGGAAACAAACAGTAGAGATTAATCTAAAAAGAAGTAAGACCGTGAATAATACCTATTCAGAAAAATTACAAAATAAGATAGCTATCTATTTAGATAATCCTAAATTTTGTTTGGTCTGTAATTCAATACTTCCCTACTCTAGAAGAAGATCTAAATCGTGTTCAGATGACTGCAAGAGACAATTACTCAGTATTTCTGCTAAAGAACATAATCTTGGTGGGCCTAATCATACCACACCTTATGGTAAAAAAGGAATATATAAAGGATTCAGATGTGATTCAACTTATGAACTAGCTTTTTTAATATATTGTTTAGATAATAATATATTGATAGAGAGAAATAAGAAGTCTTTTGATTATGAATATAAAGGTAAGACCTATAAATATTACCCAGATTTCTATTTACCTGAAACTAATACCTACGTGGAATTAAAGGGACGAGATTTAGGACCTGTATATGAAAAAGTAGCAGCAATGAATAAACTTAATGTCAATTATAGATTATATCATTATGATGATTTAATCGAAATATTCAATTATATAACTTCTAAGTATCCTGTTTTTATAAATAGAAACACAAATAACTTAGATAAGTTATATGATAAGAAATTATAGCAGGTAGTTACATCACCTGCTCCATAAATGGGTGAGTAGGAAAATTGGTAACCCCACCTGACTGTAAATCAGGCGCCAACGGCATTGCTGGTTCAAGTCCAGCCTCACCCACCATTTAGCAAATAGGGGTGTGGTGAAGCGGCTTAACACATCTGACTTTGACTCAGACATTTCGTAGGTTCGAATCCTGCCACCCCTGCCAATAAAGATAAATAGGAAATTACATTATGACGAGAGCAGAAAAAGAAAAAGTATTTAGAAAGTTAAAAGCTTTTATGAAAAATAATTTTTATCTTCAGAATACATGAGGTGAAAATTATGGAAGTTATTTTGATTATGATTATCTAAGATACAAGGGACCTGTTGCTCATAGTAAACCAGATAAGAATAAGAATAGAAAAATTGTTTGAAATACTTTATTTAATGATTTAAAAAAAGTTATAGATGACTTAGATTAAAATTAAAATAAAAGTAAAAGTCTACAGGGCAGACTAGCTAGCTGAATCCGCTGTAGTTAAGTTGGCTTTATTGAGTGATCACTTGATCCTCTGTATAGAGGTATTTAAATAGTGATAGTATAGTATA